CGCCGAGCGGCGGTTCATCAGCCAGTAATTTGGCCGGTAGCCAACCGGGTATTTGCTGAGCAATTCAGCCAGACGCGCATCGGTGACACCAGCACCGGAGTCGCTGCCGACGGCGCTCAACCGGCCAACGCTGTACTTGCTGCCGACCTGCATCCCGACCCAAGCGGTCAAGTTGGCAACGTGCGCAGGATAGACCGTGCTGGTGCCAACGTTTTCAATGCGCCACTCACCCAGTTCAAAAGTAGTGCCGGAACCGAAAACGAGCTGAACGCCTTGCGTGTCGGTGTTGATGCCGTAGACGGATGACAAAGCAGTGCTTCCGCCAGCGCCAACCACGAGGCCGGAGTTGAAAGCGGTATGGATCGCCTGCAAGCCGGGGAAGCCTTTAGAATCAACGCTGGTTCCGTAGATGACCTGCGAACCCAGTTCAATCAGCGCCTGTTTCATGACGCCGACAGACTCAACGTCTTTCCACGCTTGTTCGCCGTCCTCGTAAGCGCGAGCAACCGCAACGTCGGCCTGAACGGCACCGCTGAGGATATAGCACTCAATGAGCTGGTTCTCGAACTCCGATTTCGTCGGGGTCGAGCCTTCGTTGGCGGCGCGGAAGCCGACGCCTGGGTACGAGACGCGCGAAGCGATCTTGTACGAGGTGCCGCGAATGGTGCGGGCGGGCAGGATCTGAACTTCGGGAGCGTAGGTCAGCGTTTCCTCAATCAGCCCGACGATGGTGTCGGAGCCGTTAAGTTTGGCAATGTCGAGAAGATTGGCTTGTGGCATGGTCTTGAGAGAAAGTTGTTATGAGTTGGCCGAAACGTAGGCTGCTTCGGTTGGGAATTTTTCGGTGAACGCACGAACCGCTTTCAAGCGATCGAGACCGGTTGAGGTGCCGATTGCTTGATTCTTGGCTTCGTGGTAGGAGATGGCCGGAACCTTTACCTCTGGCTCGTTGATAGGAGCGGCAAAAGCAGCAGGCGCAGGAGCGGCGGCGGCGAGGCGAGCTTGCAGCTCGATGTCGCTGTTGCCAGCCTGCAACGCCTTCAGGTCGGCCTTGAGTTGTTCGCACTCCGCGAGCACCTTGGCATTGTCTTCGGCGAATTGCGTAGCCACCGCATCGAATTTAGCAGTGAAAGCGGCGAACTGCTCCGCGATGATGGCGGAAAAATCAACTTGAGGTTCTGGCGCAGGCGCCGGTGGGTCAATTGGCATAACATCTTCGTCACTGTCAATCTGATCAGCCGAAAACACGCCGTCAGCGTTGGCTGCGGGTGTGTCTACAAAGTCTGCCGAGTACAAGCCGCGTGGGCGGGTCATGTAGTTGCCGCTCTCCTTGTCCAACTCTGGCGCATCCGCTGCAAACATCAAGCTCACGCCAAAAGCGGAGGGGATTTCATTGATCATCTCAAGAAGCATCTCTTTTCCGCTGTGCGCTTCAAACAATGTCAGGTCGGCCAGCAGCTTGCCTTTGCTGACACGGAAATTCTCGTAGTAGCCAACTGTGTCCTCGACACTAGAGAAGTGATTGAGCTTTGCCTTCACTCGGCCTTTTTCGATCGCCAGTGACTTGAATTTGTTGAGTGAACGCTTGTCCACAAACACCCCATGACCGAGTGCAGGGCCTTCCTGAATCAAGGAAACACCCATGATAGTGTTTCCTGATACCTTGCCCTGAAAGGCTGCGAATGTCTGAATCTCTTCGGTGACTGGCATACACGCCAAACCGATGTCAATCAGTGCTGCCAGCCTCTGCCTCGTCCTCGGCGATGTCTTCGGCTTCGTCCTCTGGTGACTCTTCGTCCTCAATCTCTGGCACGTCCTCCGTAGGCGCAGCCGCTGGCGCCGGTATAGCCGGCGCGTTAGGTGCCCGCCGCTCCAGCATGTAGATGGCAGTTGGCAGATCCAGCACGCCGCCAGATGCGTCTTGCACCATCTTGGCGTCCTCGACAAGCTCCATGGCTTCCGCGCGCAGCAGGCTGCGAATGATGTTGCGATCCTCACCGCGATCCGCTGCGATCTGGGTTTTGCTGATAATCCCGGCCATGGTCTCGTCGATGAGCGCCTTCGATTCGCGCCCGATGTCGGCGGTGACCTTCGCAGGGAAGCGCCACTCACCGGCATCAAAGTCCGCGACAGCCGGCAGGTGGCCGAGCTGGATGCCGCGAGCGATGACGCGCATCACGATCGGATAGAGAAACTTCTCTTCCAGCGTAAGCTGCGTCATCTCAAACTCCCGCGCAGCCTGAGCCGCTTCCATCCGGACTGCTGTGCCTTGGCCTGCCCAGGAATAGATAAAGCCAAACGGCAGCCCGACGGTCAGCCCGGTCGAGCGAACGAGAGTGTCAAGAAACCCGTTAAAGGTTGGCGACGGGCGGTTGAAATCGACTGGGTTGAACGATTCGCCCTCTGCGAGGTACTGGATAGCACCCGGCTCGACCTTCTTCATCCGGTCGGCGTCGCTCATGTAATCGCTGTGCGTCGTGTCGAGCGAAACATCCTGATCCGCGCTGCCATCCGCGTTGTTGATGACGCCGCTTATCGAAGAAAGGTACTTCACCGAGATCTTCTCACATGCGAGGATCTCTTGCAGGTCTTTGATGTCGGTGATTGCCGCATCGAACGCCGAAAAGCCCCGATAAGAGTCTAACCGGGTCGGATCGAACAAGTGCAAGAACTCCTGCGCCGGCACTTCGAGCGCAGGCATCATGGATTCGCCGGTCAGGCTGCGATTGTAGATCCGGTATCGGATCGGCCTGCCCATCGCGTCGATGACAACGCCGGAAAAGTCCTGCTCGCCCTTTTTGAGCGGCCTGAATGGTTTGCCATCCGTCCCGTTGCGATTGGGAATTGAGCCAATGCGGTCGGCCTCGATGGCCTGTAGCCGGATCGGACTGATTTTGAGCATCTCGTCGAGCTGCGTCATCGGCACTTCGGACACGATGTAACCGATGTCACCGTCACGCTTCATCGATGTGACGCCGAGCCCGGCCAGCACCCGGAAGTGATGGCGCCGGGTCAGGTCGCAGCTTGCCATCCACCGCTCGACATATGCCGTGATTGCCTTGTTGGCTTCCTCGGAGCTGGTGCGCGGCACGTACTGCAAGCGCCCGACTGAAAAGGTCCGGTACTTGCGCAGGATCGACTTCACCACACTGCTGTTCTCCTCCAGCCACCGCGCTTCCCGGATGAGTGTCACCCGGTCGGTGTGGTTGCGGCTAGAGTCAGGCTGATCAAGCGTTTGCCCGCTCGCCCGACGATTGGTCGATGATTGCGCCCCGACGCGCCAGTAGCCCACCTTGTCGCCCGCCTCTAACTGCGCCTTCGCGCGCTGGCGTTGCAAAGCGGTTGCCGGACTGAAGAACCTGATAGTTTGCTCGATAAAACTCATAGCGGAAAGGTTGAAAAGTCAGGTTTGAGGCGGTTGGAGATGAGTGGGTACTTCACCGGGTCGAGCTGGTGCATCCTCCGCATCACAGCCCGCATCAAAGTCATGACCGGAATACCGCCGTCCGATCCAGATGCGCGGGTTTCGGACTCACCGCCGCCGGATGTGCTAATAACGATGGTGCCTTGCCCTTCGGTCAGTGCCGATAAGCACTGATCGTAAAGCGTTTCGCAATATTGCAGCGAAGCATAACGTAAAATCGAAGGTCCGCCCATAAAGTCACTCAGCCTGTCAAGCGTTGACAGCCTCCACGTCGTTTGTGATGATTTCGGCCTGTCCGATGATTTTTTCGATGCACGCGGCCAGAACCTGCATTGCCTCCGCATCGAACGAGTGGTTCTCGCCCAGCTTCTTGAAGAAAGTCTTGTTCTTGCCAGTCCGCTTATCCTTTTCGGTGACAAAGACCTCGTTCTGAATCTCTTTAAAGTACCACTTTGGCGCATTGTGCGCGATCTGCCACGATGCACCCTGGCCTGCGCGCAGCCGATGCAGAACCAGCTTGATGTAGTCGCTTGACCACATGATCCTGTCACACAAGTCGGCCTGCCGAGCGTTCCGCACCTTGGATCTTGCAAGTCCCACACCCGAATCAACGTGCTGAATCTGAGAATACGGACGTTTGACCGACCGGCTGCGGCCTGTCCTCTTGTCCAGCAGCGTCCACGTGAAGAACTGCGCCTTGTCGCCCTTGAGCGCGATCCAGTTATTGGCCGCACACTGGCGGTAAACTTCACCTTGGTATCGCTCAAAGCCGCAATCGACGAACACGCGCCTGTCGCTAACTTGCAATCTCTTCTGTAGGTCGGCCAGTTGCGCCCAAGTGTGCAGCTCACCGGCGTAAAACAGACGCGATTCGCCGTTTTGTGCCCAAAGTCGGACGATAACGCGGAAATAGTCGCGCTGCACGTCCACGGTCATGTAACGCCTGAACTCTTGCTCCCACGGCTCCTCCATCGCAAAACCGCCCGATAAATTGACCTCTTCGGACTGGAACTCCCGCATATCCCAGAACTCGCCTAGCCGCTTGCGTACAAACTCCGCGAGCGGCGAGTAATCGCCCAGTTTTCGCGCGTGCTCGGCCTTGAGAAACTCGCTGGCGATAGTATCCCACGCGACCCATGGCACGGTCAGCGCGTTCCAATGATACGATTTTACGCGCGGATCTGGCGCCGAGTTCTGATTCTGGTAGAACCCGCTGTTTGCGATCTGCCGGCGGACTTGCGGCTCGTCCTTAAGATGGACTTTGCACGATGGACACTCGTAACGCACCGTGTTCTTAATCCGCGCGAGGTCGTATTTGCCGTCCGCGAGCTTGGCGCCTTCACCGTCCCACTTGAGTTGACCCAGCACCATCGGCCATTTCTCACCGCAGGCCGGACAAGCAACATGCCACTCGCTGCATGACCCGGCGGTAAAGCTCTCGTAAAACTCACCGCTGTTGTTCATCGGCGTCGATACGTAAATCCGCTTCGAGTTGCGCGCATCGAACGAGGTTGTCCGCTTGCGTGACTCGTCGATGTGGCCATGCGTCCAATATGCGGCCTCGTCCCCGATGACGTAGCGCGCCGCCTTACTCTGCAAGTTGTGAATGTTGCTGGCGCCCATCACGTACTGCGTCATATGCGCAAACGCCACCGTCCGCTTCTGGATGCTTTTGTCTCCCTTGTTCAGCATTGCCCTGACCGGCTTGCAGTCCAGAATGCGATGTTTGAACCGGGTGTCTAAAAACTCGTCCGCGTGCTCGTCGGTTTGCAGGTACAGACACATGTCGCCGCCCTCCTCGGCGATCAGGTACAACATGGCTCCTTCGGCCAGGGCGGTCTTGGCGCTTTGCACCGAGCACGCGCAGATGATTTCGCGCGTCTCGTGGTTTCGCAGCTCTTCGAGCGGCGCCTTGATCCA